CCGATATAGTATTTATGCACAACGATAAATACTATTACAATGCCAAAACTTAGCTTATATAAACCCGAGAGAGGGAAAGACTACTCATTCTTAGACAAAAGTATTACCGAGATGTTTACAATCGGTGGTACAGATGTTTTTGTTCATAAGTATCTTGGCCCTAAAAATCCTAGTGAAGCAGACGCAACTGCTGACCAGCCTCGTTATGATGCTGTAAAAGAAACCAATATACAAGATATGTTGTTCCTTGAAAACAGGGATAGAAAATACGACCCAGACATTTACACGATGCGTGGAATTTATAGCGTATCAGATGTAGACTTTGACATGAGTCAGTTTGGATTATTCTTACAAAACGATATTATATTCATGACAATCCCAATCAACTATAGTGTTAGGACACTAGGGCGTAAGATCATGTCTGGTGATGTCATTGAGTTGCCGCACTTAAAAGACGAATATGCGGCAAATGATTTTAGCGTAGCACTTAAACGGTACTATGTAGTAGAAGATGTGAATAGAGCAAGCGAAGGATTTAGCCAAACTTGGTATCCACACTTGTACAGAGTTAAAATGAAGCAGATTGTTGACAGTCAAGAGTTCAAAGAGATACTTGATTTACCTGCCGAAGAGGGAAGTACACAAACGTTACGTGATGTGCTTAGTACATACGACAAAGAAATGCAAATTAATGATGCTATTCTTGAGCAAGCAGAAGCAGATGCTCCTAAAGCAGGATTTGATACTAGTCATTTGTACACATTACAGGTTGATGACGAAGGTGTTCCAGAACTAGTTACAACCGACATTACTACACTTGATGCTAGTACAGAAAACGAATTAGCAGATCGAGTCAATCAAACTCCTGAAAGAGAAGGTTATACAGGTTACTTAATTGGTGACGGCATTGCTCCAAACGGTGAAGCGTTTGGCAGTGGTCTTAGCTTTCCACTTAGTCAAGTTAAAGGTGATTACTTCTTAAGAGTAGATATGATGCCGAACAGACTATTTAGATATGACGGACAACGTTGGGTTAAGATGGAAGATAATGTACGTATGACATTGACTAACACTATTGCTAAAGATACACAGCGTACAGGATTTATTAATAATACAAAAACTTCAACGATTGGTGGCGAAACAGTTGTCGAAAGACAAGGACTTGGATCCGCACTTAGACCAAAGGCAGATAACTAATGAACCACTTTTATGATGGACAGATTAGGCGCTATGTTACACAGTTAGTGAGACTGTTTAGTAACTTTTCTTACAAAGACGGTGACGGGAAAATAGTTCGTGTTCCAGTAACCTACGGTGATATTACTCGACAAGTTGGGCATATCATTAGAGATAATAGTGAGAACAAAATACCAAGTGCTCCGCGTATGGGCGTGTATATCACTGGATTAGAACAGGACAGAACACGCACAAGTGACAGTTCGTTTGTTAGTAAAGTTAATATACGTGAACGTGCATACGATACTGACGGAGCAGAATACTTAAACACACAAGGCAAAAATTACACTGTAGAGCGTATAATGCCTAGTCCGTATAACCTACAAATTAATGTTGATGTTTGGTCAACTAATACTGATCAAAAATTACAAATTATGGAACAAATATTAATGCTGTTTAATCCTAGTTTGGAAATACAAACAACAGATAATTATGTTGACTGGAGTAGTTTAACCAGTGTTGAATTGTCTAGTTTAAGTTTTAGTAATAGATCTATTCCAATTGGAACAGAGTCTGAAATTGATATTGCACAACTTGGATTTACTACACCAATATACATTAACCTTCCTGCTAAAGTTAAAAAGCTAGGCGTTATTACAAATGTTATAATGAGTATATTTGACGAGTCAAACGGAACAATCGACTTAGGATTAAGTACTCCTGAATTACTTGCATACAGCGATACTGAACAAGAGCGTCCGGCAATGAATAAACAAACTACTAGAGCAGAACGACAGGGTAATAACGTACAAGTAGGTATGACTACATTTAAAGATTACGAAATTGTTGTGTTAAATAATATAGCACAAATTATAGATAAGGGTATTGCAGGCTCTGTACAGTGGAGTAAAATTATTGATGTACAACCCGGCGAATACAAAGCTGGATTATCACAGCTACAATTACAACGTAAGTTATTAACCGGCGAAAATACTAGTATTAGTGTTAATGGTGCTATAACAATTAACCCATTGGACGAAACACAACTTATTATTGCGTGGGATGACGACACTATACCAACCAACTCATCGTTAAATTCACCCAGTGGCAGAAATAATACAGGATCAGTAGACTTTATTATTAATCCTGCCAAATACAATCCAACTACTGCAAAAGCCGCAGGGTTAAGACTGTTATTATTAGGGTCAATTAACACTAGTAGTAACGTTGGTGGACTAATGGACTTTGGTCAGGATCCAAGTGATGGTAGTTCTAAGGACCCATATGATGGTCCAGATGCCTGGAAAAATACAGACAATTCAGATTTCGTTGCTAATGAAAATGACGTTATAGAATGGGACGGCGCACAATGGCATGTAGTGTTTGATGCTAGTGCAGACGTTGGTACAACCACAAAATATCTAACAAATCTTAACACAGGTGTTCAGTATAGATGGACTGGCACAGAATGGATATTATCGTTCGAAGGCGAATACCGAAAAGGGACCTGGCGCCTGTCACTCTAAAATAAGTACTTGCATGACTCAAGAAATAATTTGTAGTGGTGCATTGTTTTATTCCCTTAAAACAAAAAGATTCTTACTCTTACATCGCACCCAAAGTAAACAGAAGCACGTATGGGGACTTGTTGGTGGAACTAATGGCAAGGATGAATTGCCGTGGCCTGCACTTGAAAGAGAAATACAAGAAGAAATTGGTGGCATTCCTAATATAACAAAAACAATTCCTTTAGAAACATTTATAAGCACTGATGAAAAGTTTAGCTTTCATACATATCTTGTAATAATTCAAGAAGAATTTATCCCAGAATTAAATTATGAACATGATGGATATGCATGGGTATCTTTTGGAAGATGGCCAAAGCCCTTGCACATGGGATTACGTAATACACTACAAAGCAAAACCAATCAAACTAAATTTGAAACAGTTTTTAGTCTAATTGATTATTTAGAACAGGATAAAAAATGAAGCAAATCAAAAACATTACAATAGTAGGCGGTGGGTCAGCGGCATGGTTAACAGCCGCATATATTCGAAATAATATGTGGGACGTTCCATTAACAATAATTGATAAAGAAGTAGGAACACCTATTGGTGTTGGTGAAGCAACTGTATTAACTTTTCCTTCTTTTCTTAGAGAGTGTGGATTACATGAAAGAGATTGGTTTACACAAATAGATGGAACGTATAAGGCTGGTATTAACTTTCCGGGATGGAAGAAGCCAGGCAATACTGTATGGCATCCTTTTTATCTTAATAAATCATATGTTGATCAAGCAATAACACAATACGATGTTTGGGCAGATCTAGGCAAGCGTGAAACCTTTCAAGAGCAGGCTTTACCCTGTTATAAAACAACTATGGATAATAAAATTGACATACACCATGCGTATACAACACTAGCATATCACATTGATTGCGGAAAACTAGTAAAACGTTTACAAGAAATATGTCAAAGAGACACGAATATTATTAAAAGTGAAGTTGTAGATGTTATTAGAGACGACCAAGGATATATTACTGAACTAAAATTAGCAAACGGGCTAACACATAAAGGAGACTTCTTTATTGATTGTACTGGCTTTGGTTCAATACTAAAAAAGCCAGACAGAGTTGAGTTGCTAGGCGAAGGAAGATTATTTACAAATACTGCTGTTGCAGGACATGTAGAATATGAAGATATTGAAAAAGAACGTACACCATATGTAAATTGTCCTGCTGTAGACCATGGATGGATTTGGAAAATTCCTACACAGTCACGCATGGGCAGTGGCATGGTATTCAATAGAGATATTACTGACGTTGACACTGCTAAACAATATTTTAGCGATCATTGGGATGGAAGAATCAAACCAGAAGATATGAAAGTTATTGACTGGAACCCGTATTATAGTAAAAACTTTTGGGAAAAGAATGTTGTTTCAATTGGCCTAAGTGGCGGATTTATTGAGCCGTTAGAGAGTACAGGGTTAGCAAGTATGACAACAGGTGTTGAAGAACTTGCAAAAATGATACCCCAGCAATGGTATGATGACAAGAGAATTAGTGCTTACAATAATTATATGATGGATTGGTATGATGATGCTGTTGATTTTATTAACAGTCATTATGCTGATACTGAATGGGATACACCTTTTTGGAATTTTGTAAAAGAAACACATGTAAAATCAGACAAACATAAATTTTATGAACGTTGGTTAAAGGATCCTAAAAGAAGTTTTTACTCTAGAGTAAATTCAGTTACACTATTTCATCCACCTAATTGGCAACTTTGGTTAATACAAATGGGATATCCAGCACACTCTGATGTATCAAGGATACCAAAATTAGAACTAGAAGAACAGCAACAAGAGTTTATGAAACAAGAATACCTAAGACATATAGTTAGTATGTCACACTCTGATGCAATTGAAACTACTAACTTAGGTGTTGACTGGTTTTCAAAAGCTATGAGTCGTACAGATAGAGATATAATGCTATGAAAATAGTTGTTGTTGGTGGCGGAACTGCTGGATGGTTAGCCGCACTTATGATTAGTAAAATTAGGCCAGAACATACAGTTACTTGTATTGAAAGTACTAAAGTTGGAGTAGTTGGAGTAGGCGAAAGCACTACTGGTGCTCTTACATCTATTATACAAAATGAAATGTGGGACTTTGGAATTGATGAACAAGACTTTATTAAAGAGTGTGATGCTACAATTAAGTTAGGCATCAAACATATAGGCTGGAATGAAGATCCTAGTAAGTTTTATATTGGTCCTATTGATGGCACTCCTACTAGTAATGACCATGGTGATATTGTTTTTCAACATGCTTTAGGCTTTAGAGATCAAGATTTACTACACATTGCAACAGAACTTGGTTATAAAATACATCACAATAAAAATACACTTGTACAAGTTAACGGCAATCATGCATATCATATGGATGCACATCTTGCAGGGCAATATTTCAAAAAAGTTGCTACACATGCTGAACATATTGATAGTGAAGTAGAGCATGTACAACTTGATAGTGAAACAGGTTTTGTTACTTCAGTAAAATTAAGTAATGGCAAGACAGTAGAAGGTGACATGTTTATTGATGCTACTGGATTTAATAGAATATTAATTAATGCAGTTGGCGGCAAATGGAAAAGTTACAAGGATAATTTACCTGTAAACAGTGCATTACCGTTTCATTTACCATATGAAGATGATGAAGTTATTCAGCCAGTAACTAATGCCTGGGCACAAAATAATGGCTGGTGTTGGCAAATACCTACAAAGCACAGACGCGGTTGTGGCTATGTATTCTGTGATGATTTTGTTACTCCTGATCAAGCACATGCAGAACTTGAACAAACAATTGGACGTAAAGTTGACCCAATTAGGCATATTAAATTTGATAGTGGTAGACAAGAAAAACTTTGGATTAAGAACGTATTATCAATTGGTCTAGCTGGAGCGTTTGCAGAACCATTAGAGGCAACAAGTATTCATACAACAATAATGCAAATAAAACATTTTGTTTTTGGTTGCTTAGGAGCAACTAAAGAAGAGACCTGTAACACTGGAACTGTAGATGATTATAACAAAAAGAATGCTCATTTATACGATACAATGAAGGACTTTTTAGTAGCACATTATACATGTGGGCGTAAAGATACAGAATTTTGGAAGTATATTAACAGCGGTGCAACAGCTACTAACTTTGTAAAGTCTATGCACGAAGTTTGTAAACACAGAGTACCTAATGCAACATTATTCCCAAGACTAGAGGGCGGAGCGGGCTGGCCGTTGTGGAGTTATGTACTTGCAGGTACTGGCAAACTAACAGCTGAGGTTGCACAAAAAGAATTAAAATTTAATAACAATGTACAAATTAGTGACAATGCGTATTCGTATAACATACAACAGTATCATATGAATAGTGAAAATTTACCAGACAATACACAGTATATAAAAGGTATGCAATAATGAAAGTATTAGTTATTGGCGATGTAATAATCGACAAATATATCTATGGCACTTCACAACGTTTAAGCCCCGAAGCGCCTGTACCTATTGTTAAACACTTACATGAAGTTGAAACACTTGGCGGTGCAGGACTTGTTTACAAAAACTTAAAGAGCTTAGGCGTCGACGTGACACTATTTGAAACTGAACAGCCTAGTAGCATTAAAACTAGAGTAATTTGTGACGGACACTATGTTACACGCATTGACGATGATAAACATGCAGACAGTACACTAGTATTAGAAACTATAGAGTTACAGGACTTTTCAGAATACGAGTATGTGATATTAAGTGATTATAATAAAGGTGTGTTAGACGAGTCACTTGAAATTATCAAGCACATTAACAGATTTAATTGTAAAATAATTGTAGATCCTAAAGAACATGCTAAACATTATAAAGATGCGTGGTTAATAAAACCCAATCATAGTGAGTTTACTAAGTTTGGATTTACAAGCTGGCAGGGTAATATCATTACAACTAATGCAGGCAATAATGTAGTTGCCACAATAGATAATGTAGATTACGATATTCCAGTTGAGGATGTAGAAGTGTCAGATGTTACAGGTGCAGGAGATTGTTTCTTGGCCGCATTTGTATACGGATTAACAAAGCAATACAATCATAAGCATTGTTTAGAACTTGCCGTTAGGGGTTCTAGAGAAGCAGTTAAACATGTAGGCACACACTTGCTTACAGTAACCGATATTGAGGATAGCATTGTGTTTACTAATGGAGTATTTGATATACTACACATAGGGCATTTAAAGCTTCTTAGCCATGCTAAAACACTAGGTAATCGCCTAGTAGTGGGCATTAACAGCGATTCCAGTGTTAAGCGATTAAAAGGTGATTTAAGACCCATTAACGATCAGCACACCCGCAAGGAAAGCCTATTAATGCTTGGTTTTGTAGACGAGGTGATAGTGTTTGAAGAAGACACTCCGTTGGAAGCAATTACCAAATTAGAGCCAAGTATTATAGTAAAAGGCGGTGACTATACAGTAGAGACCGTAGTAGGAAACGAGTTAGCCAACGTGGTTATATTTCCTATACTAGAAGGACATAGCACAACTTTAATAGTTGACACACTAAACAAAAGATAGTATAATATATAAAAGAGGTGAGAATGAAAGTATTAGTTACAGGATATAAAGGATTTATTGGGAGTTATATTTCCAATTACCTAACAGAACAAGGTCACGAAGTTGAAGGTTATGACTGGGTAGAAAACGTTGTACCGCATGTTGAAGGGTATGATTGGGTTGTGCATTGTGGTGCAATTTCAGATACTACCGAACGTGATGTAGAAAAAGTGTGGCAACACAATTATGAATTTACATTAAGATTGTTACAAATTTGTGACCACTTTGGAACAAATATCCAAATAGCAAGTACAGCCGCAGTGTATGGTAACATGACAGAGTTTAATGAATCTAGTGCAGTGTATCCACAAACACCGTATGCATGGAGTAAGTTTTTAGTTGACAAGTTCCTAAATGATAACGGCTACGATAGCTTTAGTATGAATGTACAAACTTTTAGATATTTTAATGTGTACGGACCCGGTGAAGGACACAAAGGCGATCAAATGAGTCTAGTTAGTAAGTTTCAAAAACAGGCTTCGCAAGATGGTGTAATTAAATTGTTTGAAGACAGCGACAAGTATTTTAGAGATTGTATTTGTGTACACGATATTGCAGTAATACAAGAAAAGCTAATGCACACAGACGAAGCTGGCTTATTTAATATGGGCACTAACAAAGCGCCAAGTGTAGAAGAAGTTGCTAGAACAATAGCTAAAAAGTATGATGCAAAAATTGAATACATTCCGATGCCAGATAAGTTAAAATCACAATACCAAGAATACACTTGTGCTGACAATGCTAAGTTACATAATGCTGTACCGATTAGACATTGGATGACTGTAGAGGAGTATATTAATGCAACCGACTAGACTAGAAGGTAAGGTAGATAAAGGCTGGGGTTACGAATTAATTTGGGCCACTAACGAAAAATACTGTGGAAAGATTATGGTGTTTAATCGAGTAGGCGCTAAGTTTAGTATGCACTTCCATAGAGAAAAAGACGAGTCTTGGTTTGTAAACAAT